TTTTTTTATAAAATTTAAATCTAATCAAATGAAAACTACTACAAAATACGTAGACAAAGTCTACAAACTTACGCGTGAAACAGCGCCATTATCCTTAACCTTAGCGTCAAGAAATACTAAAAGATTTCCTCTTTTATGGTTTGATGAAAAAACAGGAACTAATAAATCCTTAAGATATGCAAGAAATCAAAACTCACCTTTTGAAGAAGAGCAAGATGACAATGCTATATTAGAGCCTATTGTTTTTCTAGATGGGTTTTTGACTGTTCCTAAAAACAATCAAGTATTACAAAAATTTTTAGAATATCATCCCGGTAAGGGGAGGGTATATGTCGAGGTTGATAAAGCAAAAGAAGCCTCTGATGTTGTGGAAACTTTAAATTTAGAAGTCGATGCATTAATAGAAGCGCGACAGCTTAGCGTTGAGCAAGCAGAAAACGTAGGGCGTGTTATATTTAATCAAGATATTTCAAGAATGACGACAGCTGAACTTAGGAGAGACATACTGGTGTTTGCTAAAACTCAGCCTAGAGATTTCATGATGTTATTGCAAGATCCTGCTTTAAAAATGAATGCTACTATACAAGGGTTTTTTGATAAAAATATTTTACAATTACGTAATCAGAAAAAAGAAGTATGGTTTAACACTCCTTCAAACAAAAAGAAAATGTTAAACGTACCTTACGGAGAAGATCCTATATATATGGTATCTTCATTTTTTGAGTCTGATGATGGTATAGAAGTATTAAAGCACTTATCAGGATTAGCGAAGAATATGTAAATAGTGCGTTTTAATTTTCTGTATCTTTGTTTTTTGTTTAACCCATAAATTTTTTAACATGGCAAAATATATTACAATTAATTCTTCTGATGACGCAGGAAATGCGCACATAGATATCGACAAAATTTTATTTGCTGAGACTAACTCGTCTACGGCGGCTAAAATTTATTTAATGGACGGAACTAAACACATAGCAATTACAGGAACAGGCTTAACTTCAGGGTTTGGAGCAAACGTAAATGCAGCTTTAGTTACTGCAGCTCAAACAAGCTGGACAAACGCCGCTGTACCTGTAGACTTAACAGGAATGACTGTTACAGCAATAGCTATAGCTTAATCTGTTTTTTTTATTTTTTACTATTTAGAGAAGGGGTCATGAAAAATTGACCTCTTTTTTTTTTACTTATCTTTGTGTAAAAGAATAACAATGATAAATTCTGTACGAAATACAGTTTTAGCTATCCTTAATAAAAATAATTACGGTTATATATCACCGCAAGATTTTAATTTATTTGCTAAACAAGCACAGCTAGATATATTTGATGATTATTTTTATCAGTACAATCAATTAATAAATCAAGAAAATGCTAGACTCGTCGGTAGTGGATATGCCGATATACGTAAAGGTTACGAAGAAGTAATTGATTTATTTTCAGAAACTAAAACCCTAACACAAAATTTACTAAATCAATATTTTTTACCATCTCAAAGCACAACGGGAGATGATTATTATCTGATTAATAAAGTGCTTTGTTCAAGCGGTGGGGTATATCAAGGTGAAGCCGAGAAAGTATCAAACAGCAATATAACATTATTAAACGCCTCTAATCTTACGTCTCCTAGCATACCTTATCCTGCTTATACTTTGCAAGGATCGTTTATAACTATATTTCCAGCTCAATATAATGGAGCTACTGATATTCAAGCGCAATACATACGCTATCCTAAAGATCCTAATTGGACTTATTTAAGCGTAGCTAATGGAGAGCCAGCATTTAATCAAAGTAATGCTGACTTTCAAGACTTTGAGCTGTCTCCAGATGACGAAACCTCTCTAGTATTTAAAATACTTCAGTATGCAGGAATGTCTATTAGAGAGATACAAGAGGCTCAGTTTGGTGCTGAACAAGAACAAATGGAAGAACAAAAAGAAAACTAATGGCATATTTATCTCAATATCAATATTACGAAAACGCAGGTGCAGCGCCTACAAATGCTAATTGGGGGTCTTACCAGTACATTCCTTTAACAGATATAGTTAATAATTTTTTATTAATGTACTCAGGAAACCACTCTTTAGTTAATAATGAAGAGAGGTATAAGATTCTGTTTCATACTAAACGAGGCATACAAGAGCTAAACTATGATGCTTTTAAAGAAATAAAAGCTTTAGAGCTTAAGGTATTTGATGATCTTAAATTTATCTTACCCTCTGATTATGTGAATTGGGTGCGTATATCATTGTATCAAGACGGTTATCTTAGACCGCTTACTGAAAACATACAAGTAAACTCAGCTGCATCATATCTTCAAAGTGCAACAGGGTCGTTAAGTTTTAATGCAGATGGTACGGTTCAAACAACTGCTTCTACACTAGATACACAAAGAGTGGATGGGTCACAGCAAAGTATTTATTTAAATCAAAACAATTCTAATGATGCTTCTGATGTAGCTTCAGAAAATCCCGATGCTTGGAAAGACTACAATATTGGCGCTAGATATGGTTTAAATACTGAGACCGCGAACTTTAATCCTACTTTTAGAATAGATAAAAAAGCTGGGGTTATAAATTTTGATTCTACTATGGCCAACAAACAGTGTGTTTTGGAGTATATCTCTGACGGAATGGAGGGTGGTAATGATTCTCTAGTAAGTGTAAATAAACTATTTGAAGATTATTTATATGCTTATATTAAATATGAAATATTAAACAACAAATTTGGAGTACAAGAATATATAATAAATAGAGCGAGAAAAGATAAAAGTTCTTTATTGAGAAACGCAAAAATCAGAATAAGTAATATTCATCCTGGAAGATTGTTAATGAATCTAAGAGGCGAGAATAAGTGGATTAAATAAAATGGCAAACATTCAAAGAAACTTTATCGCAGGGAGAATGAATAAAGCTCTCGACGAAAGACTTGTACCAAACGGGGAATACATAGACGCGTTAAATGTTAGACTAGGGTCCACTGAAGATTCAGAGATAGGATCTGTTGAAAATTCAAAAGGAAATACCAAAATGACTAGTCTGCAGTATGAGCAGACTGCAAGTACTACAGGAGCAGTTCTTTTAAGTTCAGAGGCTAGATGTATAGGTGCTTATGAAGATGGACAAAACAATCGTATATATTGGTTTGTTCACGACCCTGCATTTACATTAGGGGAGACAGGTAAAATTGACATGGTTGTCTCTTTTAATCCTACTACTCAAAGCCTTACCTATCACATAATAAGTATTGATGATGGTTTTGGCGCTAATACCACTTTAAATTTTAATCCTCAGCATTTAATAACGGGTGTAGATTTAGTAGATGACTTATTGTTTTTTACTGACAACATTAATCCTCCTAGGTTTATAAATGTAACTCAGAACTATCCAAACCCTTTTTATGACGTAGATGTTGTAACTGCGGAAGAGTTTATGGTGATCAAGAAACCTTAAAAAGTCAATCTAATAATATAGATGATTTTTTAGAGGAAAGGTTTATATGTTTTGCTTATAGGTACCAATACACAAACGGAGAGTTTTCAGCGACATCTCAGTGGTCAGAGCCAGCATTTGATCCCAACGCTTATGATTATAGTTTTTCTAGCAATTTAAATGAAGGAATGATTAACACCATAACAGGTGTAGACATTCAGTTTAATTCAGGTAGTTCTTTAGTAAAAGCTATTGAAATTCTTTATAAGGAAAGCACAGACGATACGATTAAAATTATTGATAAATTATCTAAAGGTCTACAAGGGTATGCGGATAATACTGAATACACATTTACATTTGATAATAGTAAAATATTTACAATACTCCCTTCAACTGAGCTTTTAAGGCTATACGATAATGTTCCTATTAAGGCGTTAGGACAAACTTTGATGGGAAATAGGCTAGTATACGGTAATTATATAGAAGGCTATGATTTAAAAGACATATTTAATAATCCAGTTAAATTAGAGTTTCAAGCTAATTTGATTCAAACTTCACTTTCTACTACCAATTTAGAAGCTACAAGATTAGCAGGAAATTATACGTTTGGAAGCACTGTAACGGTAGCGAGTTCAGTAATTAATGTAGATTTTAGTTTAATAAATCCATTTACTAAGTATATTTCTGGATCTTCTATTCAAATAAATTTTACTTTTGAACATTCCTCCTTTGCAGGATCACCTACACCTACATCACAAACAGAAAATATAACGCTTCAGTTTAGTTACTTAATACCTGAAACTTTTACTTCTTTATATGATTTAGTAGAATCTCAAGGCTTTAAAGACGCTATTGGTACTAGCACTAATATACAGCCTGTCTATGCATCTGTAGGAAACACTTCATGTAATGGAACTACATTAACTGATTTATTTAATTGTTTTGTACCTACTACTTTAACAACCGCTTCCGGAACAGTTACAAAATTTCAAAGTGGTATTGATGCTTCTGGTGATCCAATTAAAATATTAAATAACACACCTTCTTCTACGTCTTTACAATTACAAATTCCAGCTATAAGGTTTGTTCAAGATCCTGCATCTCCTCCTGGATCTGGAGATGTTTATGAGTATTTTAAAATAATTTCTCAAGAAGCTTCTTTTTCTACTGTAGGAAACCCTAAAAGTTTGCATAGTAATAGAGGTTATGAGGTAGGGGTAGTTTATATGGATGAGTTTTTAAGGTCATCAACTGCTCTTGTTAGCCCAAACAATACTGTTCAAATACCTTGTGGTAATTCAACTACACAGAATCAATTACAAGTAACAATACCTTGGGCTCAAAGAGCCCCCTATTGGGCTAAACATTATAAGTTTGTTTTAAAACCACAGCAATCAACATATGAAACTATATATACTGAAAGGTTTTTTAAGGACCCAAATGCAAATGATGTTTATTTTTTATTAGAAGGAGAGAATGCAGCAAAAGTTGAAACAGGTCAAAGATTAATTGTTAAATCAGATACAGGCGGAGCTGTTAATAGATGTGTTTATGCTACTGTTATAAACAAAGAAGTTCAAGCTAAAGATTTTTTAAAAATACCTGATCCATTACAGCCAGGCGTTACTGATGCTTTTGTAGATGTTCCAGCGGGTCCTTATATGCAAATAATACCTAATGGGTTTACTGCTAATAAAACTGATGATGTTGGCGGTGTAAATCCCAATAGCAGTAGCACCTCAACATTTAATAAAAATGGAGTTTCAAGTGGGTACCCAGTGGCATCATGTAGAGTTAATGTCCTTAATCCTGCTGGTACAGCATATCAAGATTACACGATACCAGAGGGCTCAAAAATAAAAATATCTATACAGCAAGTAAGAAATGGTACGGGAAAAAAATGTGAAACACGAACTAATATATACGATAATTTTTTTGTTGCAGATGCTCCTTATTCAGATTTTAAAACTTGGTTTGATGGAAATAATATAGGAAATAATATTACAGCTGAGAGTACATCAGACACGAGCGATGGTTCCTCTTTAGATAATGTATATAGTAATACTTTAATTTCATCTGCAGGAAATCCAGACAAGAAAATTTTTGATACTGATACCTCACCGTATATTGATGTTGCTTTAGGTACAAATTATTATCAATTCTACCGAAACTCAAACGATAATAGTTTGTGGTTTTTAGCTACCGGAACCTTATCATGTAAAAGTTTTGCTAATATAGTTGGTGGTGCAGACTCTACAGTTACGATGACTATAGACGTAATAAGAGCTGATCAAGGAGGGGTGTGCGTATTTGAAACTATTCCTTCCGATGCTTCGCCAGATATATGGTATGAAAACAATTTAAATTTTGAGGTTAACACTAATGGAGAGCATGAGGGGACTCAAGCAAATCAAAATGTACAGACTAAGACTTCTGCAATAGTAGACACAGGGTTTTTTGATTGTTATACATTTGGAAATGGGGTTGAGAGTTATACCATAAGAGATTCAGTTAAAGGAGAAGCCTTTGCACTAGGTAATAGAGTAACAACAACATCAGGACAAGAATATAAAGAAGCCCACAGGTTTGCTGATCTTACCTATAGCGGCGTTTATAATGATGAATCAAACGTAAATAAGCTTAATGAGTTTAACTTAGGGCTTGTTAATTACAAAACCTTAGAAGATTCATTTGGTTCTATTCAAAAATTACATTCTAGAAAAACAGATATACTTACTTTACAAGAAGATAAAATATCTTATGTGCTGGCAGGTAAAGATTTGCTTACAGACGCAGGGGGCAACGGATCACTTACCTCTGTGCCTGAAGTATTAGGTCAGCAAATATCTCGAATAGAAGAGTTTGGTATAAGCAGAAACCCTGAAAGCTTTGCAGTATTTGGTGCCGACAAGTTTTTTACAGACGAGCAAAGGGGAGCTGTTATACAGTTAAAAGGTGGTGCTTATAATCAAGAATCATTAACTGTAATTTCAGAGTCTGGAATGCGAGGTTGGTTTAGAGACTTATTCCATGACAATTTTGATGCTCAAAAAATAGGAGGATTTGATCCTTATATGAACGAGTATGTTTTATCTGCTAATAGTATTACTTTACCATTTGTTGGTAACTGTGACCTTTGTGGTAGTTCAAGAAATATAACTATACCGGTGGGTAAAGAGGTTTCATATTGTGTGGATGTTACCCAAGAAGTAGGTACGGTAGAAATAGAATACGTTATCCCTAGTGGGGGTAATGATAATATTATTACAGAAGCCAATACCCCTACAAATTCTGGTGGATTAGTTAAAATGATTACAGAAACCAATTCCGCAGCTGCTTCTGGAAATGAAATAGTTATTGAAGATTCTACAAATAATAACACTTATACCATAACAGCATTATACAACGGAACTTCTACTAGCGTAACTACATCTGTCAATGGAATACTAAACGTGGCTAAAAATTCAGTATATGCTGAAGACATGACGATAGTAGTCTCTTCAAATAGTATAACTGCAGACACTATAGAGGTAACGGTTAATTGTCCAGAGCCTGATGAAATTACAATTATTCAAGTTGGTGTAGTAAGTAATGCAGACCGTGGTAAATTTATTCATAATGAGTATAGATGGCAAGATGGATTATTTAACTCTCCTCTTCATAGTAATCAAATGGAATTTCCAAATGGCACTAATAATCCTTTAGTCGCTCCATTTGTTACTTTAACTGGAGGTCAAGGAGCTGGGGTAATACCTGATGACGGCGCTAAAGTTATTATAGGTAGTAATAAATATACAGAAAGAGGAGACAATTATAATTTTAATAGAAATAAAAATAATTTTAGATTTTTAAGAACTGCTACGATATATGGAGAATTTATTCAATCAGACATAGTAGCTTTATTAGCGGCATCTACAACTGTAACACCTATACAAAACAATAGTCCTGAATTTACGGCAACATTTACAATGCCTTCTGGAAATACAGGAGACAATTTATATTTGATTTATGATTATAGAAATTCTACAGAAGTACAGCTATGTTATTCTAACGTAGATTTAAATGATGTTTGTTGTGTAGGATGTAACGTAGAGCCTACTCCTACTCCTGGACCAGACGTTACACCAGCTCCGTTAGCCTGTAACTCTTATACTTTAGCATCACCGTCTACTTGTACTACTTATGATGTTGTTGCTAATGCGGACACTATAAGAATTGACTTTACAGATTGTGATGGCAACCCAGATTTTATAAATTCATTGTCAGCTGGAAATTCTGTAGACGTATGTTCTACAACAATACCAACCACCACTCCAAGCACGGGTACGGTAACCGCAGGATCATCGTGCGGAGGATCCTCTAACACGTTTACTTGGGAAAGTTGTAACGGAGTTCAGCAACAAGAAACAGTTGGAGGCGGACAGTCTTCTGTAATATGTGCGCAAAATATACCAGTTCGAACTTCTGGGACTACCGGAACAGTAACCGCAGGGGCTGCATGTGAGCAATATAACTACGCCGCTATTCAATGCGGTAGTAGTGCAACTAGAGTCTTCTTGTCAGGAAGCACCTCTTTAGGATTGTTAAGTGTGGGCAACATTGTTTACTATGATGAAGTAAATTTAAGCGGATCCAATGTAAGTGTAAGAAAATGTGCAACAATAGAAAGAGCAAATTGGGGTAATGGAGCAGGAGGAAATATAGTAGGTCAAGCATCAGCATGTAACGATCCTGTAAATTGTCCTAGTGGTTCTGCTGATAATCCTATTTGGATGTTTAGTGCAAATGCGGGCAATGGATTTAACAGTACATCAAATCTACCATGTAACAATACTGTATATTGTGCGGTACCAGTCTTTACATCAATTACAACAACGAATAATTTATTTGCTCAAGATACATTATTCTTTATAGACAAAAACTTTAATACTCCATTTAATGGAAACAATAAGTATTATGGATTTACATTCCCTGCGCCTGGAACTAAAGTTGCAGTGCAAGGATTTATGCAAGGATGGGTACAAATAGGAAATGACGGAAGGGTAATATCATTCTTTACATGTTAAAAATTAATTAATTTTACAAAATGGCTACAGCTGGAATATACTACATAGACACTTTTAATTTTGCAGATGCAACTGCTGTCTATACTGATGCGGCCTTAACCACTTTTGCTCCAGATGGGTTTTATCAAATGGGAGGTGTAACGGCTCGCCAACAAGTCAGTGGTGTTCTAGACCCGCCACAAGATTGTCCATCGTGTAGTAAGCCTTCTCCCGATCCTACGCCAGCAGCCAATAATGCGTTTAAGATTACTGACACTGTTACTGGAGTTCAAGATCATGTAATATTAAATAATAATTTTTCTGTTGGTCAACAAATTACCACTAGTATAAACGCAAACTGTTGGCTTATTGATGCATTAGCGGTGAATAGCACAACGAACACAGATACGGGTGGCTGTGTGCCAGACCCAGGATTGCCCGCAGAATATTATCTATTAAACTTATGTCCAGTATCTGCTTCTACAGGTGCTCCTAGTGCTATTTATACGTCAATACCTCCTACGAGCGTTCAGTTTATTTATTTAAATACTAATTCAAATGCTTACTATTCTTATAGTGGTGCAGCTCCTATTAATACTCCAAGCCCCGGGATACCTTTAGTAGAGGATGGGCTAGCGTTAACGGCTGACTCTGGGTGTCCTGCCGTACCGACTGTATTTACTTACTGGAATGCTCAGGAGTGTAACAACCCTAACATTACAATAGTTATTCAAGCTCCAGATGGGACAACTTTTAATGAGGGAACAACCTCAGTTAAAATAAACGGATCAACAACTTGTTACCAGATTAACTCTCAAAGGGTTGGATCGGCTACCACATTTGATGGGGTGTATGCTGGAACAGCTTATACTGGATGTACAAGCGGAACTAATCCTTGTATAGTTCCAGCAATAGTTTATAACTCATGGATAGCTAGAGAGAATACTACGAATGTTGAGTATGATGTGCAGATTGGTTCTGGTCGTCAAAATGATAATACTCAAATAAGTGCAGCTTCCGGTTGTTATAAATTAGTTAGTCAAACGACGAGAACTACAACAAATACCATTACATCGCCTTGTCCAACTGTAGCAGCTTGTGCTACTTATACAGCAACTGGAACAGGAACTTTTAATAGGTGTACAGATGGCGCGCAAGTTTCAAGAGACTTTAGTTCTCAGCCAAATCAACAAGGAGAAATTTGTGCAAGGCTAAATACTGCAAGCTTCTCTGGAGGGGTAACTCAAACAGGTACATGTTTTGATGATATTCCAGCACCAACTCAGTACAGTTTTTATACTGCAGTACCTTGTGATGGTGGAGCGGCAATTATTGTAAGAACGGATGGTAATACGGTAGAGACAGGGGAGGCAGTAAAAATAAATAACGGATCAACATGTTATGAAATAACTGGCGGATCAGGATTAACTACTAATACTAATGATATTACTAACACGACAGATAATTGCGCGGTTTGTAACCCTCCCTTAAATTGTTTTGCCATAGTGGTAGAGTATAATAGCAATACTAATGTTTGCCCTACGGGCGGTAATACTACAATTTTTGCAAACACTAGTTCATTCTCAACGGCAACTCAATTGTATGCTAGTGAGCAAGGATGTGCGAGCTCACAGCCTGCAAGTACAGGGACCTATGCATTTACAAGCTCAGGTTCAAAGATATCTAGGTATTGGAACGGCAGTACTTTAGGGACTGCAACTACTTGTAGTTCAGCTCCTCAAAATATTACTGGAACTATAACATCAATTGACAATAATATCACTGGAAGCACTGAGGGTGTGGGGTATAATTTGATAGGTGACACTATTGGATCTTTTGTTACAGGACCTTCTCCGCTAGATACTACAACTTTTAACTCAAGTATTTTAGTTACAGATGGATTTAGTATTACTAATCCTGACGTAACTTTTAGCCCCGATAGCATTACTCAAGACTCTGATGTAACATTAATTGTTGGAGGACAAATAACACAAGATGTCTCCACATTTACTTATCTAATTACTACGTGTGGTACTTTTGTGAGTTATAGAATTTCATATATAGCTTCATTATCTGTTTCAACTGTAGTGTTTTTTAGAACTAATACAGGACAGACTTTTTGTGGGACTATTCAAGGCACGACTACTGCTACTTCTCAAGGAGACGTAATACAAATAATTACATCTTCAGGATGTAATAATAGCCAGTGTACAGGAGGAGGGTTTGGATTTTAATTAATTGATTATCTTAGTACATAAAATTAAATCTAATGAAATCTATATTTGTACAGATTGCGAGTTATCGTGATCCTGAGCTTATACCTACCATCAAAGATCTTATTGAGAAAGCTCATCATCCAGAGAATTTAAAAATATGCATAGCTCACCAGTATGCCGAAGAAGATGAGTGGGACCGACTTGATCAGTTTGCTGAAGACGGAAGATTTATAGTAATACAGATACCACACACAGAGGCTCAAGGCACTTGCTGGGCACGTAATCAGATACAACAACACTATAATGGAGAGGACTATACTCTTCATTTAGATTCGCATCATAGGTTTATTGAGGGGTGGGACAGTGAATGTATTAGTACTATAGCTAGGCTTCAGAAGCAGGGCTTTAAAAAACCTTTGCTTACTTCATACTGCCCGGCATACCATATTAATAAACCTATTGAACAAAATGAAACTGTATACGGTATGAAAGTGAATACGTGGAAAGATGGCGTAGCTCTTTTTCACCCATACACAATGCCAAAAAGTATTGTTCCTGTCCCCTCAAGGTTTTACTCTGGACACTTTGCTTTTACATTGGGTCAGTTTTGTAAAGAGGTTCCCCATGATCCGCTAATGTATTTTTATGGAGAAGAAATATCTATATCAGTCCGGGCTTACACTCATGGGTATGATTTGTTTGCGCCACATAAACCAATAGTATGGCATGAGTATACTAGAGAGGGAAGGTCTAAGCATTGGGACGATCATAAGAAATGGTTTGAAAGGGATAACGCATCAAAAGCGAGGACCAGACAACTTTTAGGGGTTAACGGAGAGGTGTGTTCTCCTTGCAATAAGAATACTTTTAAAGAGTATGATCTTGGAGAAGAGCGATCCTTAGAGGATTATGAACTGTATGCGGGTATAAAATTTAAGGATCAGACCATAACACATAGGTGTCAGAAGAATCTACCTCCTCCTGGAACCGATGGGGACTCTATATACTATCAATCTAAAGAGTATCATGTTAAGATTAACAAGCATGACTTCTTATATGAAGACTGCGCATTTGGAATGCTTGTGTTTGAAGATAACAATGGGATGGTAGTCCACCACGACATAATCACTAAAGACGAAATAAAGACCCTTAGATCGTTAAATAACCCATATATGACATTAGTCCGTAACCTAGCTGGTCAAATGCCTACAAGGTATCTTATATGGCCTTATAGTCAGTCTCATGGGTGGGGAGATAAAGTGGTCAGTTATTTTTAGTAAATTTGTATAATTAAAATATATACTATGCCAGACTATACTCTAACTTACAGTGAAACATCTAACGGGTGGCCTTCTTTCTATTCGTATATGCCTGAGTATCTAGTAGGCATGAATAATTACTTGTATTCTTTTTCTGGGGGCAACATATACCAACACAACACTAACGAGGTCAGAAACAATTACTATGGCATTCAAGGCTTCTCAGAAATAACTAGCGTATTCAATGACGACCCTTTAACAAATAAAATATTTAAGACTGTAAACCTAGAGTCTGATACAGCATGGTCAGCTGCCCTTGAGACAGACCTCCCTAATACGGGGCTAATAGACTACAGTTGGTTTGTTCAGAAGGAAGGCGACTGGTTTGCTTACATCAGAACTGCGGGTGGTGATCCTGCTACATTAACTGAGTACGCTTTACGATCAATGAACGGCATCTCTCAAAGCTTATCTGTTACTGGAACTGCTAACACCCCGATAATAAACTTTGCTACTACGATAAACATAGGTAATATAATAAGTATAGGGGATAGTCTATACTCTGCAAATCCCCCTTATACAGGTCCAACACTTGTGGGTACGGTAACAGCTATTGATATTGATTTAGTTAATAATATAAACCGAATTACAGTTGATGCTACTGTGGCTGGGGGCGCTGCTCCTACTCTTCAAGATTCCTTTATTCTTTACATTAAAAATCAAGAAGCTGAGTCGCATGGTATACTTGGACACTACATGAAGTTTGTACTTCAGAATACCGCTACCGTACCTACGGAGCTATTTGCTGTAGAGTCTCAGGTTATGAAAAGCAATCCTTAAAAATTAGTATCTTTGTTAATAAATGGAATTTAAAATAAGACCATTAAACGACACTGACTATGAAGAAGTTCTCGTAGGTTGGTGGAAAGATTGGAAGTGGACAGCTCCAGTTCCTGCATTTTTACCGGATGATGGTAAAGGTGGTGTAATGGTTTTAGATAAAGACATACCTGTTTGTGCAGGGTTTATATATATGACTAATTCAAAAGTAGCTTGGGTAGACTGGATTATATCTAATAAAGATTATAAGAAAAAACCACAGCGCCAAGAGGCTTTGACGTTACTCATTAAGACATTAACTAAAATCTGTAAGGATAGCGGTAAGAAATTCAGCTATGCGCTTTTAAAAAATAAAAGCTTAATTAAAACATATGAGAACTTGGGATACACCGCTGCAGATAACTACTCACAAGAAATGATAAAACTATTATAATATGGCAGCAGCAACAGCAATCATAGGGACAACACTAGCCGTAGGTGGAGCAGCAATGAATTTTGCCCAAGCAGCTAAACAAGGCAGGCTACAAGAAGAAGCAGAACGAGATGCTGAGAAGGCAATGGCGGCAGCACGAGCCAAACTAGAAGAAAACTTTTACGAAGGTTTAGATATTAATCTTAAATCATTTGAGCAAGAGCGTGATGCTTTAGCAGGGGTAGGTCAACAGCTTGTTCAAGCGGGGCAAGAAGCAGATAGAGGCGCTGCAGCTACAGCTGGAAGAGTTATGCTAGGGATGCAGCAAGGCGAACAAGATATTACCAACAGACAAATAGATGCGCTTGAAAAATTAGAACAGACAGTAGCAGCTGAAGAGTCAAGATTAGCTACAGCTAAGGCTACGTTAGA